GAAAGGGAGGGATTCGAACCCTCGGTACAGTTACCCGTACTCTTCCTTAGCAGGGAAGTGCTTTAAGCCTCTCAGCCACCTTTCCTATGATATCATTATACTAGTTATCGAGTAACTTGTCAAGTCTTTTCAATAAGTGATAAATAGTACATTATGCCAAGATTAAGTTTATGGAACAAAAACAAAACCAATGATTATGACTTCATTGACAGTATTGTTGCAGAGCATGTAAATGCTGGTGGTACTGGTGTATATGTACACAAATACATAGGCACTTATCAAGATGACACTAGTGCTAGTGTCGGCAGTGATGAATTATATATTCAAGATGTTCTATTTTTAGAGAACAGAGATAGAAAATATGATGAAAACATTTATGAATTGAGAGGTTCATATACTGTAAATGATCCTGACTTTGACTTAACACAATTTGGTTTGTTTGTGAACAACGATTCACTATCAATGACTTTCCACATGAATACATGTGCAAGTTTACTTGGCAGACGTTTGATGGCAGGTGATGTTATCGAATTACCACATCTAAGAGATGATTTATTATTAGGTGGTGGTGATGCAGTAAATAGATTCTTTGTAGTAAGTGATTCCGGCAGACCAGCAGAAGGTTATGACCCAAGATGGTGGCCTCACTTGTGGAAAGTTAAACTAACTAACATTACTGATAGTCCAGAATACAGAGATATACTTGGTACAGGTGATCAATCAGACGATTTAAGAAATATATTAAGTACATATAGTACTGAATTAGCAATATCAGATAAAGTAGTTGAAATTGCAAATGAGGATATGCCTTACGCACCTGGGTACTTTGATGGTGGTCATCTTTACAGTGATCCAGAAGATCCAGACAATAAGCCTGGAGTATATTTCCCAGGAGATGGTACTCCTCCAAATGGTGTAAGCATTGTGGGTAGCGGTAGTTCGTTTCCAGTTGATGCAAACAACAATGATTATTTCTTAAGAACGGACTTTAGTCCACACAGATTATTTAAAAAATCAGGAAGTACTTGGATGAAAATTACAGACGACAATAAGAAGGCTTGGTCGGCGGCTAATAAACTACTTACATCATTTATCAATAATGATGCTACTAGAACAAACACAGACGGTACTACTGGTGTTGAAAAAACAAATCTCAGTAAAGCAGTTAAACCGAAGGCAGATTAAATATGGATTACTGGTATGATGCACAATTAAGAAGATACTTGGCTCAGTTCATGAGAATATTCTCTGGCATGAAAGTCAGCGAAGGTAAAAGAAACGGTGCTACTTACTATAATAGAATACCAGTTAGATATGCAGACATGAGTAGAATGGTTGCTCACATACTAAAGAAAGGTAGTGAGAACATGGTAAACAGTACACCATTTATGGCATGTAATATTCAAAGTTTACTAATAGCAAGAGATAGAACACAAGATCCAATGTTAGTTGACAAACTACAAGTAGCAGAAAGAAATTATGATTCTACAGCAGGAGAATACCAATCAGGACAAGGAAATTTATATAGCACTGATAGATATATGCCAGTACCATATAACTTAACTATGAATGTTGATATATGGACTAGTAATACAGATCAAAAAATGCAAGTACTTGAACAAATTCTTATTTTATTTAATCCTTCTGTTGTACTACAACATACATCAAATCCAATAGACTGGACTAGTTTATTTGAAGTAGAACTTACAGATTTACAATGGAGTAATAGAAGTATTCCTGCAGGTGTCGACGAAACAATTGATGTTGCAACACTTACATTTACTTTACCAATATGGATTAGTCCTCCAGCAAAAGTTAAAAGACAAAAAATTATCAATACAATCGTTACTAACGTATTCAACATTGATAATTTAAATGACATGGGGTATGATGCTGATGTATATGATTTCTTTAGAAGCATAGATGAGGAATTTGAATTACATACTGTATCACCTAATAACTACAATGTAGAAGTTGTAGGCACAGTAGCAACATTGTATAAAGATGTTACAGTAAAAGCAAATTGGAATGACTTATTAGAAGTTATTTCACCTCAAGGTTCCTCGGGAACAGCAGGTACTCAACAAATAGATGACATACCTTTAACAGTTGGTAGCACACTACAATTAAATTTATCTAATGACGTAGATTCTTCAGATAATTTAGTTACTGGTATTATTGCAAGAAATGATACAGACCCAGGTAAACTTATTTTTACTTTAGATACTGATACATTGCCAAGCAATACACTTAGTAATATTACAAGAATAGTAGATGCTAGTGTAAATTATCCAGGTGATGGCACATTAGATGCTTCAACTAACGGACAGAGATATTTACTTACTACAGAAATTCAAGGTGATAATTGGGGTATCTCAGCAAGTGCCAATGACATTATAGAGCACAATGGTAGCAAATGGAATATAGTTTTTGATGCCAGTACTTCCGATGGTACTGTACAATATGTCTTAAATAGTTACACAAACAAACAATACAAATGGTCAGACCAACAATGGACAAGCAGTTACGAAGGGGTATACAACCCAGGATTTTGGAGAATAAACATTTAAGTATCATTGATAAATTAAATCCAATGACTAACTTAAAAAAACACAAAGGTATAAGTGCCGCAGGTGTTTTATTCTTAGCAAGAGATACCGGTAGATGTTTATTTCAATTAAGAAACTCAGATAAAAAACAAAAAAATACATGGGGGTTTTGGGGTGGACTTATGGAAGGCACTGAAACGCCATACGAATGTATTCAAAGAGAACTTGCAGAAGAACTTGGTTTCTTTCCAGACATATCTAAATTAAATCCAATAGATACTTTCCAAAGTAAAAATAAAAATTTTATGTACTATAGTTTTGTAGCGATAGTAGATAATGAATTTATTCCAACTCTTAATGACGAGAGTGCCGGCTATGCATGGGTCAACATAGGGCAATGGCCTAAGCCATTACATGATGGTGCAAGAAGCACATTAGGTCGTAACAAAGGCACTGATAAACTACTAACACTATTATCTATACATTCTAAATAAATATATGCATGGCAAGAGATATTATAAATTTCGATGCTATTCGTTTGGCAACTGAGTTAGACAAATTTAAAAAGTTTGAATCTATACCAAATGCATTTTTTAACGGCACATTCACAATACCACAAGTTTTAGATTTATTACCAATACTATCTAAAAAACATCAGCAACTTGCATTAGATTTAGTAGAGCAATATAAAGTTGATATTAAAGGGAGTGAAGAAGGCTTATATAAAAGTTTAATAAATGAATATACATCATTTTTAAATAACCAACATACTAGAAATGAACGTTGGGAATATCCTGCTGTATTAAAAAAATATAGAAAAAATATAAATCCAGTTAGGGCATTAGTATATGAATGTAGAGAAGTTTTGTATACCTACAATCATCATAATGAGCATCATGCCTGGATTCAATCTCTAGTTACTACTCCAGAATTTTATCATAGTATAGTTGCTGATATTGTAAAAGATAGAGAGAAGGTAGATAAAATTTTAAATTATTATATACCTTTATATGATGCTGGTGACTTTGATCATCCGATAGAAATTAGACACTTAAGAACTTTGAGAACTGATTTATTAGAGTATGCAAATTTATTTACACGACTAAGAAATTGGCAAGGTGATGACTAATTATTTAGAAGTCTTTCGTTCTACTCCGTCCCATTCACCTGCAGGCATAGGTTGTTTTATTCTTTCTGCATACAGTTCTGCAAGTGTATCGTTCCAGTTATGATCTTTTATTATCTCTATTTGATTTGAACAAGTTGCCCATTCTCTGTTTTGATATGCATCAACCATTCTGTTCACTACTCTTGCATACTTGTGATCATTTAGTATAGTATAAATTGTTACAGGTGCTGTTTGTCCTTTAACTGCAATCTTATCTAGCATAGTTAAATTTTCTGGTGTTGCAATTTGTTTTAACGTATGCTCTGTAAACATAAAAAACACACCATACTCTTTTGTTTGTGCTTCTAAACGTGCCGCTAAGTTTACACTATCACCTAATACGGTATAATCAAAACGTTGATTACTTCCCATGTTACCTACAACTGCATCACCTGTATTGATACCTATGCCAACACCTAATTCCATTAAGCCATCTGCTTTAAGTTCTTTATTTAATTTAGCAAGTTCTATTTCCATTTCTTGTGCTGTTTCTACTGCCAACTGAGCATGATTGTCTATATCAAGTGGTGCTCCCCAAATAGCCATTAAGGCATCACCTATATACTTGTCTATTGTTCCTTCTTTACGCATAACTAAGTCTGTCATTGGTGTCATATATCTGTTTATAAGTTTACCTAAACCTTGTGGATCTGTTTTAAACTGTTCTGATATAGGTGTAAAGCCACGTATGTCTGAAAATAGATATGTCATAGTTTTTGTGTCTCCACCTAACTGTAATAGTTCTGGATTCTTTTGTAACTTTTTAACCATTGCTGGAGCAAGGTAATGTTCAAATTGCTTTTTAATTTGTTCACGTAATTTAAACTGTATCCAAAAGTTATTAAAACTTGATTGTGTAAACACTAATAAAAATGCTAAAGCAGGAAAGGTTGCGTCAAATAATTTGAGGTTTTCTTGATAACTTGTGATACTCCACCCTACTGCCCAACCAAAAGAAAACACAAAAATTAGCCCACTTAACCATACAGGTGAATTATAAACTGCTAAGGCTATGAAAATCATGCCTAATAACGCACACAGAAGCTCTGTAACAGCAGATAATTCTGATCTGGTTATATTGGACCCATCTACAAAATTCTGTAGCATATGGCCCTGTATGTGCTGTGGATAGAGGTTGCCTTTAGGTGTTGGCACTGGGTTAGTGATACCTTCTGCTGTAACACCAACAATAACAAACTTACCTGCTAAATCAGGTAAACTGTTTATATCAACATATTCAACTTCTTCGAATGTATTATTAAATCTAATATATGCTGTTCCATTTGGTTGTGTTACTATTGGATCAAACGGTGGTACTGCAAATTCTTGTACACCTATCTCACTTGTTTTTAAAACGTAACTAGGTTTCTGCGTATATGTACGCAACATTTCTATAGCAAAACTAGGATATATTTTACCCTCAACGCCTATTGCTAGAGGATATGTTCTTGTTTGATTATCTGGTTGTGGTGCTGATGCTATAACACCAATACCTTCAGCAACTGATTCTAACTCAGTAATATTTGTTACTAAATTTGGCCATGTTAGTAAGTAATTAGTAGCAGGCACTGGACCTATTGTTGCTGTTCCAATATGTGGTCCTGAAGTTTTAATTCCTTTTGTACTGGGTGTTTGTGATAGAACTATGCCGTTGCCTTTTATCCAACTGGATAATGTTTCGTCTCCGCCAAATCGATCTGCTTCTGGAAACATTACATTAAGTCCTATCATACCAGCATTCTTTTGTCTTAAGTCATGAATAAGTTGAGCAAAGTTTTGTCTCGGCCATGGCCATTGCCCCCATTGTTGTAAACTTTTTTCACCTATGTTTACAATAACAACTTCGTTGCTTTGTTTTACTTCATCAAGTTGTTGTAAATAGTCAAATGTCTGCGAACGCAAACTTTGAAGTGGTATAGGATCAGCAACTCTCAGGGCCGATAATAAAACTATAGTGATGGCGACTGCCCATCCGCTGTAAAGCCATTTCATAGTATTATTTATCGTATTTTACGACATTCCTGCTTGGCTTGATTTAATAATCTGAAATTATTTCCAACAACTGCCGCATAAAACATATTAGTACTATCTAATTCTTCTTTTGTTACTTCTGTCCAATAATTGTTATACAGTAAGCCTGGTAGCAACAAAACACTTTTTGTTAGTACTAGTCTAGCATCACTAGGATTTTCTGTAAAAAGTGGATTCACTTCTTTCACACAATCATACTTCAATGCTCGTGATGTTGAGTAAACATCTAATATTTGAAACGTCCAAAATGCTAACCATTGTCCATTAGTAGCATGTGGAGTCATATCAAATTTTGGAAGTCTTTCTATATCAATTTTTTTGCAAAGTTCAAGATTGTTATCACAAAAATATGGATCTAGTGGGGGATTATAAGTAAGGTCTAGCGATAATATTTTCAAAGAAAAAAGCGACATTATTAAAAACGCCGCTTTGTTCACTATTCGCACTCCTTAGGATTTTCAGAGCAGTATCTTTTAATTTGATCAATTAAAAGTTTTATATCACTGTCCTTACTAGCCTTTTCCTCTTTGCGACCAGAGAAAAGGCTTAATCCTTTTTTGGGGATTCTTGGTCTTTTTGAAGTTCGTCGGTTTGTTTGTCAACGTTTTCTGCAACTGTTTTAACAACACCTTGTGCTGTATCTATAGTGACATCTGCAATGTTTCTTGCATCGTTAGTTACGGCAACTGCCATTGTTGCGGCTCCGCCTACAACACTATCAACAGTTCCTGTGACAATTTCTGTTCCGGCATTCCAGGCACCTCCAACTGAGGCACAACTAGTAATTCCAAAACTGAATACTACTACGAAGAACGAAATTAGATTTTTCATATCCGTCTCCTTATATATAAGAGTTATAAAACCATCTGTTATTATAACTATATATTATTTATCGTTTTTGCTTAATTTATAATCGATCAATGGAAGAATTTCCAAATATACTATGTTCTTCGTGTAATATCAATTCCCACGTTAGTACATCTTTTGTGATTTGGTTATCTGTTTCTCTGATTGCTTTTATCAATCTCTGTCTGTGACCAACTTCTACTTCGTACACAATTTCACACCACAAAAATAACAGATAAAAAATTGCTGGAGGAACAACAATAAACATTAGAACGTGTGGAAATAGCCAACCTAATGCTACTAAATGAACTCCTAAGATAGCCATAGCATAGTTTCTCAAACTGTTTGTGTACTTAGTAACGTGGCTCATAATCTGCAAAAATGTCTAATGGTTCTAAATTATGATATAACACAAACGGTCTAATGTGCGGATCGTACCCTGTAGGTTCAAACAAATAGATAGGTGTATACGGCCAATCTATGCCTTCACGTTGTGCATAATTATACACCATATAATATG